GCGCGAAACACTCACGGCCAGGGGCGGTCAAAGTACCTTGGCTGCCTCAACTCATTGATTTCATTAGACTTTTTGGGATGCCTTCCGCCTAGGCGTGATCATCGGCAGATCATCGAGCCAACGCGAGCTCTACGCCCGACCCAATGAATTCGCGGCCTGTAGCGATGCCAGTGCGTCGCGAGATTACTAACAGGAATGACCGTTCTAGATAAGGCCGCAAAAGGCCGACCGATAGCGCACCGGATACAGGCCGACCGCCACCCCTTGCCAGCGATTGCCTAGGCCGACGGGTAAGCCGACCGGATAGGCGAGACCATGCCAGCGAGTAGGCGTGTAAATCCCTTCACGATCCCTTCACGATCCCTTCACGATCCTTTCATTGCATATAGTAGAAGCAATAAAAGTTAACAATAGGTGTTTACTTATTAGATAGAGCGCCGATATAATCCTTGCAAGGTCGCGGCATCCGGTCGCGCCCACAATAAAGGGATCGCAACAATGCAAACGAAAACAATACGACAGCTCAAGCAAGGCGAGGCATTCATGCGCAAAGAAAGCGCGAGTAAGATCTACACGCGAGGCGAGTATGTGCGCGGTAAGCGTGGAGTATGGCCTAAGGGGTATGAATGCAACGATTGGATGGATACAAACCGTTCTATCCAATTACATGGCGATACGGTCGTCTTTACTGGTTTTGACTACTAAGGGGTTTATCATGATTGCGATTATTATTCAGATATTAGCGGCCGCTGTATTCACCGGCTTACTATTCGCCGGGATGCGCTCTAGCATACTATTCGAATCAACGTCCTACACTCACCACAAACAGGCCGCGCGCCTGTATTATGCGGCCGCTATTTGTTGGACGCTTTTTTGCTTCTTTGTCTTCTTAATAGTTATGGTATAGGGGTGGATTATGAGCGACTTTATTATTAACGATTTTATACTTAAGGCAGAAGCTCGCGAGATAGCTGCCGAGGCAGATCGGGTCGAACACTTCGAAGGGTCGTCAGCCGAAGAATTTATTGATGATGTATGCAACGGCCACGAGTGGACCATTTACACTTATAAAGCGCTTAGATTGTGCGCTGAATGCGATACAAATCACGGCGAGCAATATACCGACGATATAGGCGAGGCTTATAAATGTTTCCCCGACCATGTAGCAGCGATTGCATACGGCACTCTTTTGGGCGCTTGTCATGAGGCGCTGGCTGAAATTAGGAGTGTCGAATAATGACTGATAAAGCCGAGTCACTCGCTTACTTAACCAAGGCGCTCACTATGGAGATCACCGCGCCTAGCGATGATCATGCGAGAGCAGCTATTGTCCTGGTAGATGATTTCGCCGCAATGGCGTTTAACCAGGGCGCGACCGATAAGGAGATCGAATTATGCAAAAAGGCCGCCGTTTGCGCGGTGGAGTATTTAAACCAATTGGAGGCTTTAGTATGAAGGATCGAAAAATTGTCAAGCTTGCTAATAATTTGAGTAATGAAGATTTATGTATGCTCTTCAATATGACGTCGGATAGATTCCGAATTCATGTCGGAAAATTGGGCGATATCATAATCGGCACAGAAGCACGGTGGGCGTCTCTTAACGGCGTGATGATTCAAATCAATACTGAACTGTCCGAACTTAGTGATATGAGCGACGATTACGTTGTTGATAGAGCGCTCCGATCATTAAAAAAAGACGCTTAGCGGTAGGCCGTCTGTTAACTAAAAGGAAAGCAAATTATGAAATTACTATCTATTGGGAACAATGCTAAAACCATCAAATCAGACAAGCGCGGCGAGTACTTAACCGCGATTCTATACCTTGCGCCCGCCGATACCGTCGCTGGCATCAATGTTTGCCCCATGGCCGAAAAGGCCGGATGTAAGGCCGCCTGCTTATATAGCGCTGGCCGGGGCGCATTTTCTAACGTACAGGCCGCGCGTATCCGTAAGACTGAATTATTCCGCGATGATCCCGTTTTATTCGTCGATACACTCGCCGCCGATATCTTAAAGGCTATTAAAAAGGCCGACCGCTTAGGCATAAAGCTCGCGGTTCGCCTCAACGGAACGTCAGATATCGCTTGGGAACATCAAAAGGGATCGAACGGCCTATCATTAATGGCGACTTTTCCCGATCTTACCTTCTATGACTATACGAAATTGCCGACTAGGCGCGTTCCGTCTAATTATCACCTTACCGCATCATATAGCGCCGCGAATGCCGCATACGCTAAAAAAGTGAGTAAGAGCGCGCACAATATATCGGTCGTATTTCGCAGCGAATTACCCGCACAATACCTAGGCCGTCGCGTGATTAATGGCGACCGCGACGATCTACGCTTTACCGATCCCGAAAACGTCATCGTCGGCTTACTGGCAAAAGGCGCGGCGAAACGCGATCAATCCGGTTTCGTAATTGATAACGTGATTGCGAGGGGCTAACTATGACGTTGTCCGAAATTAAGCAAGCGATAGAAAATGGTCATGCTGTCTGTTGGGCGCATGAAGGGTACGACGTATTGAAAAGCGACAAGGGCTGGTACTACGTCAAATGTAATAGGAATAACTATATTACCGGCCTTACTTGGCGCGATGGCGTAACCATGAACGGCAAGGAATCCGAATTCTTTATTAAGCGCGAGGCTACACTATGAGCAATGTTATTAAGTTTCCCCGTAAGGTTCCCGAATTAGAACGCGACTATATGCCGATTAGGCGCGATCAATTAGTGATCAAAGTACAGGCCGAAAAGCGCGCTGGCTTTTGGTCTACCGCGCTGGTTTCGGCGGCGGTCTTTACAATCTACGGTCTAATCCTTTTAACCTTTTTCGAGGTGATATAATGGCCGATTATTGGCAAATGGCGCTAATGCTCGCGCTCTCGATCCTTCAAGGAATCCTTCTAGTCGCATTCTATTAGCGACCCAATACTGAAAAGGCCGTTAATAGCGGCCTTTTTTTTGCCTATCGTTTACGCATTCCGACCCCTTACCCTATCCCCTAGGCTATCCAGCCGAATAGCGGCCTTTTGCTATAATCGCGCATATAAGCCGATTCTAGCGCCTTTTGCCGTTTCCCGCTGTTACCCAGCCGCTTTTACCTATCGCCGCTTCTATGCGATTTTAGCGGCATTCTCGCGCATTTCAATAATCAATAACTCGCAATCCGTAAGCGCTTGTTTTATATAGACTTTTCGAGGCCGCTAATATAAAGCGGAATGCGAATAATTCGCGTTCAGGGTCGCTTTCGGAGGGCGATCCGAGGTCGATCCACCCATAGCCATGGGATAGCCATGGGATAGCCATAGGATGCTGAACCATAGCCATGGGATGCTCACCCGCAGCCATGGGATACTCACGATTTCTTCGGCGGTTTCTTCTCACCAGGCTTGCCGAATATCTTATCCCAGTTCTCTTCAAACTGGCTCTTCTTCACCTTCCTGGGTCGCTGTTTTGAACCTTTACTCATCTCTGTCCACCTATAACCATGGGATAGCCATGGGATACTTAACGGCCTCGTTGGATCGCTTTCATCTTAGCCTTAACCAGCTCTTGAGCAAACACCTTCCTCCACTCCTTCTGGAATCTAGTCTTTGCCATCTTTCTAGCGTCGAAGAACTTCTGCTGTACTCTTGAGTTACCAAACTTAACTATCATGCGGATAGTCTGTCTAGCTATACCTCCACGCTTACCCTTCCTTCCCATTCTTTCCCAGAGTCCTACGTTAGGATCATCTGCGCTTATATTCTGGCTCTGTCTGCCTGAGTTAGGCGCTGACCCTCTGTAAGGCTTACCTGCGAAGAACTTAGGGTTGTCGTATCTCTTGCTTACCGCTTTGTTAGCAATGTTGCCATAGCGGTTAGTGGAGATATTCATCGGCTTAATCAAAACCTTTTTACTCGGAGTGACCTGGCCTCCGTCTATTGTTTTCATAACATAAGGACGGTCATCCTTAACGTATAGGAATCCATAAAGCAGTTTCTTAGTGGATTTTGCGTACTGTACGGCCTGTTTAGACCATCGAGTAGCTCCCCCATCATAAACCCTGTCCATATCCCTAGAAGTGCCTTTTTTACCCTCAAACAACATCTTATTGATGGCCTGAGAGGTTGCGAAAGGGATTTGCTCCTTAGAATGGTTATCTAGGAACTTATGCATCCTTCTTGTATCCATGGTGACATGAAACATCTTGCTATCCTTATTCGGTATAGGCATAATTAATTATGCGCGGTGAGTTTTGCTTTCCTTTACTCTTTGTGGCCTACCCAGCCAACGCGCAGCTACAATAATTTATTCCTGAAGTCTAAAGTACTACGCCCTTCCTTCTGCTTCTTAGTAGTTAGCTGATAATCTATCTTCTGAATCTTGCCGCCAGCTTTGAGAAACCGAGCAATGTCTGCATCGATGATTGCCTGTAGCTTAGTCTTGCTTGCTTCGGTTATTTCGTTTTTGTAGGGAGTGCGGCTAAGGATGACGGTGTTTTTATCTATATCTGCAAGACTCATAAGATTATGTCCATGTTAAAAATGATAGGCAGACCAAGTTTTCGTCTTTGCTCTCTCCGGGCTAGAGACTCCTTGATTGTCTTGTAATCGCCGTAGGCAATGCGATCCCCTCGCTTAATAGTCTCATCTGCCATAGCTATTATACACTCATCCCAATCAGCCTTTTTGTTGAGCAGCCAGTGTTTGTCTTCCTCTCGCTCAAACGGCTTATCAAACAACACCTCTGGCTTCAAACCAACCGCAGCAACTACGTCAACGCCGTTAGCGCCACAGGCGTGACAGTGACATAGGATAACGTCGTCTTTCTCAGTGATGCTCATAGAGGGATTTCTATCACCATGGACAGGACAGCAAGCAGTCCATCCGTTAGGGGTCTTGCGAACCTTATCTAATCGCTCTAGAACTATTGAGATATTTAGCATTGCTTTTAGCCCTTCTTATAGTCAGCATTTGTATCCAATTCTTTACGTCCTTGGATTCTGTTTTTACTGGAACTTTATCTACGTTGCGAGGCCAGACATCAAACTTATCCCTATAAGCGTGAGCCGCCCATCCATCTGACCATCCGCGAGACCTGGCGTGATAGAGCAGCTCTCCGTACCATCTGTTTTTGTCCTGGCTCAAAGTCAGCTTATCTACCTTCTTTAACATACCGCCTGTGTCCTTAAATACAGGCTCTGTCATAGCCAGTTCATAGCCACAGGCGCACTTACGCCCAGTGAAAGTCGCGGAGCATACCGGACAGTCACGCATGATAGGCTCTTTCTCTTCCTTCTTGGTCTGATCCCGCTCATCGAACTTCTTCTCTCCGTCATGCAGAGAGTCAGGGATGACATCCTCCGGGAAAATACCGTGGCGATGGAGGTTACCTGCGTGGTCTAAGTAGATAGCTCGCTCTTTTCCTGGCGCTATTCTCCAGATGCGCCCTGCTCTCTGAATCCAGCTTATCTTGGAGTTCTTGGACGTAGGGAAACAGTCTATTAATATCTCAACCGAAGGATCGTCATAGCCAGTACCGAGCAAGCGACTGCATGACAGTACAAGCGCCTTACCGGAGCGATGGTCTGAGTAGATATACTTGCGCTCTTCTTCAGGCATATAGCCGTCTATGTGTAGAGCTGGGATTCCTGCTCCGTTGAACTTCTCTACTAATGCTTTGGAGTGCGCCACGGAAGGACTGAACGCTATCGCTCTCTTGGAAAGGTCGCCAGAGTGGACACGGTAGTTCTCTACTACGTCACCGTTGAAAGTCTCTGAGTCAATCATCGCAGCGCCAAGAGATTCTGCATCAAAGTCGCTACCGCCTGTAGGCAAGGATTTTTTCTTAATCCCCTTGGTACTAATGGTCTCACCAACGTAATAGTCAGTAGGACATAAGTAACCTAGGTCGATTAATTGCCGTGGCGTGATGGGTACGAGTAAATCGTCCCAGTATTTACCCAGACCCTTAGAGTAAGGGGTAGCTGACAGCCCTATAAATGGTACGTTGTTATACCTGGTCATAAAGCCGTCTACCAGACCCTTGTACATAGTGTGACATTCATCAACTATCGCCAGACCGAAGTTAAGATGCTTCCTGCGTACCGCTGTCTGGATAGATGCGATCTGTATCATCTTGTTTGGGTCGTATCTGGGGTCTTCTCCCTGAAGGACACTGAAGTCAGCGCCTAGCCGCTCAAACGTCTCAACCGTCTGGCCTACGAGCTTGACCCTATCGCAAAAAAAGATACTTCTAACGCCGTTCTCTGCCGCTCTCATCATGATAAACGCAGCTATCATGGTCTTACCCATAGAGCAGGGAGCTGCCAAGAGAGGGCGTTTATTACCCTTTCTTAGTGACTGCCTAATCTGCTCGACGGCAGAATCTTGGTGAGGTCTTAGCTCGATCATCTTATGACTCGTTGCAGGTATAAGTAATAGCAAAGTCAACAGAATCGACAGATAGCAATTGTTCAGATAACCACGCTTTACCTATCCTATGACATTCTTCGAGACTTGGAGTCTCCTGGCTAGTAACTTTATAATCACCAGATAAAATTAACGTAAGAATTAGAATATGCATAATTTAGTACTCTTTGATATTTATAATTTTGGTAGCTTGATGATGCCAATTTGCTCTTCAAGCGTGTCACGCGCTATCTGCTCTGCTTCTGACTGTAGAATAGTAGTCTTGGACGCATTCCATAGTCTTAACTGAACTTGAGCCGCCTCAGCAACAACGTGGTCATCTATCCACCAGCCACGGTACTTCTCTATCGCAGCCTTGTCAGTTGTAGCATAACCAAATCTTTCACCGTTACGAGTTAGCATCCACATTAGAAGTCCTCCCTTCTCACACCGTTGTAGTCATACATATCTAGTGGAGGTACATCATTAAGGTCTGTGTACCTATTCCAGATTTTAGAATCTAGGTCATCCATGATTTCGCGCTTCGCGATGTCATAGAACTTTTCGTACTTAATAAAGAACTCATCATGCGTGATCTCGCCAGCGAATGCTTTTGCCATGTCAACATGAAACTGCTGACAGTCAGCTTCTGAGCTGTCGCAAAACATCATCTCTTGCAATTCGTAAGGGGTTTCCTCAGTCCAGGCAATGACTAGTGCGTTAGATGCTGCGTCCGTTGCTTCTACACATCGGTTCTTGGGGTCTACCAGGTCGTCCAGATTTTCGTCAATCGCGTCAATTAAAGTCATGTCGTTCTCCTTTGGTTGGGATAATACTGCCTACCAAAAACACAGGAGTCAACATATTTTGTTTACTTGATATATCATTTTGTATCAACAACTCGTTCTCTACCAATCGCCTGTTCAGTGGCGTGACACTCTGGACAGTACCAACAGACCCGGTACATCTGATATGTGTCATCTGTTTGACGATGGTTAAAGCCTATGACTTCGCCCATTGTTTCACCACAGCGGCATGGCTTCTCTGATAAGTCGTCCATTTTGATCTCCAAATTACAGGCACAAGCGCCCATTTTCCCCCGCAAACACACCACTGGCACATGGTGTCCTGACGCTCCCTGATGGGAAAGCCCGAAGGCTTGGTACTAATTATGACGATCCACAAGGGTGAATCGCTCCCCCGCCAGAATGAACTGGAGGTATTGCCGTGCCTAACTTGCAACCTGATGTGTGTGTTTGCGGGTTCCTGTTGACATGGGCTGGTCAGCGCAGGAGTTTTAGGTTGCTCGTCTCTCCCATTTCTGGGGCTAATTTAAGGGTCAGCTACCCATGAGCCAGAGTACGTCAGGCTTTTTCTCACGGACGGTATAGGACTTGGTTGGATCTTACAGGATGGTGTAGAATGTCCCTTGTCGGGTTTCTACTTTCCTTCTTCCAAGTCAGAATTTAGGGCTGATAACCCACCGACAAGTTAAGGATAGTCCCCTTGAGTTAGATTTGCAAGCCCTGACAAGTTGTGAAACGCTCAGGGCTTTTTTTTGTCTATAGTAGGGACAAAACCAGAAAAAAATAATTAGTTTTGCCTCCTAGAAACTTCTTGCAGTTGGTAATCATTTTCGGTAGATTAGTCTACTCAAGGAGATTACTAATGAAGCAATCAGAACAAATAAATGAACTCGCTGCGGCACTCGCCAAGGCTCAAGCAGTCATGCCAAAGGCTAAAATGTCTGGCATAAACAGTCGGTTTGCTGACAAGGCAACTGGCAAATCTGGCGCTTACGCAACCCTCGATGATATCCGTGACGCAGTTAAAAACACTCTTACTGCTAACGGCATCAGCTATACCCAGCATCCTTATTCGATCAATGGAGAAGTCGGCGTAGAAACTATGCTGATTCATTCAAGCGGTCAGTGGATGCGCTCACGGTTTGGCGTTCCCTCTGCTAAGCATGACCCACAAGCCTACGGATCACTCCTTACTTACGTTCGCAAATTCGCCCTGGCGGCTGCTGCTGGAGTAAGTACACAGGAAGACACTGACGCAGACGAAGTGTCGCATGAGCCACCATCTTCCACGATCTCCCCCGATCAGGTAGCTATAATCCGTAAGGAGTTAGAACGTCATAACAAACCTGAATCTAAGATTCTTAAGCATAAGAACCTAAATGACCTTAGCGAATTAAAGCAAAGTCAGTACGACCGCCTTCTTGATAACATTAGGCAGCCTATTCAAAAATGATGAAAGATCAGATAAAGTGCCGAGCTTGCTCAGAGAGAAAAGCGTCATTAGACAGTATGTGTAAGAACTGTCTCAGGCTTTATCGTTTACTTAATGAATTATGGAAACCAAATGCGAATTTCACAGGCTATCCAGGGTACGACCGATTGGCTCATCGAACGCATTGGTGTCGTGACAGCGAGTAACTTCTCTAAGGTATTCACTACAGCAGGGAAACTTAGTACAAGCCGGGACGGACTAATCAATCAATTAATTGCCGAGAACCTGCTCCAGAAGCCGACAGAGACGTTTAAGTCGGACGCGATGCAAAGAGGTAACGACCTGGAGCCAGAGGCTAGAGCGTTAGCAGAATTGATGCTAGGCGTAGACATAGAAGAATATGGTCTTATTAAGATGGACGACTATGAGATAGGGTGCTCATCTGATGGTTTGTGGGATGACACAGGCATTGAGATCAAGTGTCCTAATGCCAGTACCCATATATCCTATTTACGCAAAGGCAAGCTCCCAACAATTTATACACAGCAAGTCCAAGGAACGATGCTTGTTTTGGACTTATCCGAATACTGGTTTCTTTCATACCATCCTGACTTAGAGCCACTTCTAATTAAGGTAAAGAGAGACGACAAACTGTTAAACCTGGCAGAACCTTTACTTATTGAGACTGCTACTATCATTCAATCCGAAACCGAAAAACTGAGGAAATAACATGGAATACGATAACAATAACCGTGGCGCACTTTGGAAGAACGACAAGCGAACCACTGATAAGCATCCGCAACTGCGTGGCAGCGCCGAGATAAATGGTGTTGAATACTGGGTCTCTGCTTGGACATCGAGCGAGGGCGGCAAGAAGCCACTGGTCAGCCTGTCATTTCAGGTTAAAGACGAAATGCCTACCGCTGCTGCGCCAGTTGTGGTGTCTAATGAAGTAGACTTTGATGACGACCTGCCATTCTGATGTACAAGTTTAACTTCGGCAAATCATTGAAGATTGCTCAAGAGATCAACGGCATTAAGTCTGTTGATCTTGCGAAGCGGTTTGATGTGCGAAAGCAGCATATCTCGCGATGGAGGCATATGGAAGACGCGCCTCTGTCGCTGGTCTGCAAAGTGGCTACTGAATTACAACTCAGTCCTATAGAGTTCTTGAGATTAGGAGTCAACAATGCAGACATTTGAAGACCTTGAGGCAGCGTTAGAGGAAGCCAAGTATTGCGCTGAAACAGAGCGTTTCAAATACTATGTATTTCAAAGAGACAATAGATATGTTGTGCGTAAGAAACACAGCTCTGTACGCTTTCAGACTCCGCATATTGAAGTGGGATTCAAATACGCTACGCTAGGCAGACCGCCTGATGTTTAATAACCAAAAACGCCCAAGGCATTACGCTGCTGAGATCCTTGATCTTAATACAGTAGAAGAGCGAAGGGATGCTCTAAAAGAAGTCCCTACAGAGCAACGAGAACGAGTTGAACTATATGTCAGAAACGAATTCGAGCGCAGGAAATACTCTCGCAGAGCTTGAGAAGATCACCAGACAATACTCTGAGGCTGAAGCCAACAGAATGTATCTTATGGAGTTCCGTAAGTCGAAAAAGGCTATACTTATGGCAGAGGCAGAAAGGACTAACCCTTCTATGCCAATAGCTAAACAAGAGCGTTACGCCTATTCGCACCCTGAGTACCTACAATTGCTTGAAGGTCTCAAGGTAGCAATAGAGCAAGCAGTAATGCTTAAACATAAGATACAAGTATTTAATATGAGGTTTGAGCAATGGCGATCAACTCAGGCAACGACAAGAGCGGAAATGAATCTAAGATAACCTGGGAAAAACCCAGAGATATCCGTCAGCTCGAAAAGGTTGTACCAGTGACAAAGCGTCAGTTCTCACTAGAGCTGCTATCAATGCGTTTTAATCAATTTGATGATGAGACACAAAGACGAGCGCTGAAGGTTATGGACGCGCTAAGGACAGGTTACTTTTGCCGACTTTAGCTCAGGTAAGAAAGAAATGCTTAGTGGCTATCCAGTTGTTAGCCAGGATATCTGCTGCTGATGAATACGGCTATGTAGAGTGTGTCAGTTGTGGCGTGGTTAAGCATTACCGGGACGGGATGCATGGCGGTCATTACATAGCCAAAGGCAAAGGAGGCACTCACCATCTAGCGTTAGAGATCGAGAATGTCCACCCGCAATGCGCTGGCTGCAATCTACAGATGGGTAAGGGGGCAGGAACTGTTGCTCATAACTATCAGAAGTGGATGTATGACTACTATGGGAAAGACTATGTAGACGACATGGTAAGCCGTCCTAATATCGTAAAGAAGATATCCCTACCAGAGTACGAAGACATATTGTCTCAGCTTCAAGAGCAGATTAAATACCACGAGCAAAGGATTATTATATGAAATCCACAGACTACCAAGTAGCTGGCGATCACTACAAGAAGCTAAAAATTCAACCCATAGAATACATTATGGCGAATCAGCTACCGTTCGCAGAGGGATGTATTGTTAAGTACGCGACTCGATGGAGAGATAAGGGCGGGATTGAAGATTTACGCAAGATCAAACAGTTCTGCGACTTCATTATTGAGTCAGAGATTGCCAAGCTAGAGAATGTTAAGCCGTAGGATATTTGTTTGTTATAAGCATCTCAGTCAATTCTACAGCGCGATGACCAACTTGCTTTGCCCACCTTGAGTCTAAGAACTCATCAGCAGCGAGACTGAATTCACCGCGCTCCATCCACGCAAGAGCTTTGACGAACTTACGCAGCCTGGTCAATCCAAGGTTGAAGCAAAGCATGATCATCACTTCCTGGCGAACCCGGCTCAATTTTGAGTACCAAGGGAAACAATTAATCAGCTCTTTATCGCAACGAACAATATCGTTGTTTAAAAGATACATGATTTCATCGTCAGACAATCCCAGGTCATCAAGGTTTCTGCCGACTCCAATGGAGACTACGCCGACAGAATCCTCATATGCTTTCTTCTGGTAGCCCTCATGCTTGATAAGGAGCTGTTCCAGCCGACCTGTCATGACTTTTTAAACAGGCCAGTTTTGTTAAATAAAGCTACAGCAACATTCACGATATCATGAGCCACAGGCTGGAGCTTATCAAACTCTTCATCAATGTCTTCGCTCTTCTCAATTGCCGCTTTTAGCAACAGATCAAAAGCCGCCAACTTCTCTTTGCCAGCCCCATTGTCAGGAATGGTTTCTTCGATCAGCTTTATAATATCTATTACTGTCTTCCACAACTTTTTAACCCAGCTCAAGTACGTTAGTAAATTCATTATTCATCCTCTTCGTCTGCTGATAAAGACCATATAAGCTCTTGCTTATAAAGCTCAATGATTCCAATGACTTCAATGGTTTCTAAGCCGCTATCATAACACTCATTTACGTATTCTTGTAACTTGTCAAATGCCAATTCGCGCATTCTGGTGCGTTTGATATCAGGAAAATCAGTAACAGTCATATATTCTGTACCCCATAAGATACCGCAGCTACGATTAAAACCCAAATGACGCGCTCGGCGTAACGCCCCGCAATCACTTGCTCAGTAAGTTTGTCTACCTTGTCAGATAAGCTATTCATCGTTGTCTCGATAGAACTTTGGCGATTAAACACAGTGACGATGCGCTCCTCCATTCTAGCAAGTGATATTCTGAGACTTTCTTGGGGCTTGTCATCCATATTAATACCTATAGCGTCAGGTCAGGGACTTTACGAGAAGCCCTAATTTGGTAAACGTGACGAATAGCTTCGCCGCCATCTTTGTGAAATACAATTTGATGCATAGCCGAAGCAGCGCCGTAGCCAGCCCCGGAATGCCAAGAATCTTGAGGAGCTAATGTAGAAAAGGTCTCCGTCAAAACCCCAGAATCGTGTTCCTTTAAGGTCTGATGATGAACGTGTCCCAACAGCCACTTACGATAAACAGTAGAAGACCACTGTTCAGGAAGCATTCGCGGCAGGATAGATGCCAGCTTATCAGCTTTCACCTTGTCGCCGTGGTGTACTGCTATCAGATTCTTTCCAAACTGTAGCGTATGGAAAAATCCGTGAGGGTCTAAAATGGTGACCCTTTTCTCTTTTGAGTAATAGAACTTCAGTATCAACGCAAGCGCAATAGCCGTATCTGAGTCGTGATTACCTCGAGCCATGATGACAACGCAACTCTTATGTTTCGTAAGCAACTTATCTATTGCAAATAAAAACGTCTGCGCTGCTGTCTCTAGCACAACTTCGATTCTGGTATCGACGTCTAATTTTGTGCCAGAAAACGTAGTACCACTTGACCCATTAGCATGGATAAAATCACCGAGATTTACCAAGAGGCATTGCTCGGATGCAGGAGCAGCATCAACCAAGTAGTCAATAGCATCAAGCATACTTGTAGACGCTATCTTAGTATCGTAGTCGCGCTCCTTAGTCTCCCTCGCATCAGCCCTCATCCCGAAGTGTGCGTCACCAATTACTATGGTAGGTAATAGGTCATCTGCAAACTTCTTAGTCTTTGGCTTGGCTTTAGGCTTGTACGGTTTAACCCCTTTAACCAGACCGTCAACAAAACCTTGCAGCGCTTTGTCTCGCTCAGCCTCGGTCATAGTCCGCTTAGTCTTCAACCACGCCTTATTGCCTTCATCATCTGAGGTGTAGATGCTGCGACCAGTTACTATTTCGCCTTCAGGAACGTGTCTTCGAGCATCCCAGTTGCTTGAGTAACCCGCACTGGCTGCGTAGTTTTTAACCGCACCAATATGGTCGCGTACTGTAGAAGGAGAAATACCCAAGACACCCGCCGCTTTAGCAATCACTTCCCCGCAGTCTTGCCAAGCCTTTACAGCCTCGCGTTGCCGATCTGTCTTAGCGTAATCAATTAAATCTGACATCTATTTCTCTCTCTGAACGCCTTTGATTTTCTCAGCAGTACGCATACCACCTAAGCCAAGCATACCAAACAACACTGGCATCATGGTTTCCATGTCGATTAAATCTATATGCAAATCAACGCCACCAAACTCTAATCCTGCGTTAATTAGTGGCAGTAATATAAAATTCATTAACATAGCCAGACTGCACACCCATCCAATTGAGGGTCTCCATCCAGCTACAAACATAGAAGTATGAGCGGCCTCTACAGCGTTTAATTGTATCTGCGCCTTAGCTTGCTCATTGGCTTGCTTATCAGCAATAGTCGCTATCTCATGCGCCATAGCTGCCTTCTGGTCTTTGTCCTCGATGAACTTATCAAGTATGCCAGTAACAGGCGCGACAAGGCTTTGTGCTAATTGTAAGATCATAGGGATACCCTCAGAACTGCCATAATACAGGCGAAAATAATTGTGCCGATAAAAGCGAAGCCGAGACCGTCAATGATTAGACGCTTTCTTGCGGCTCTTGCTCTCGCTGCTTCAAGTCGGTGCTTACGAATAGTAGCTCTAGTCCTGAGCATCTCAATGTAAACATCCTGACCTACCGTGTAGGTAATAATTTCACGAAGCTGCTTTTCCATCTGCTGCGTCTTTTGCTTTGCCATTGTGATCTGTAGAGCTGCTGATTCTACAGAGCCTTTAGCAAACAGCTTTGACATTGATGAAGCATTCTCAACACCTGCCTCTGCCTC